ATCCTTCATCTCCTTCTGTAACGTACGCACGTAATACCCGAGCACTCTCTTTGCCGGAAAGCGCAGGTGATTAAGTGGTTTAAATTTCGGTGTGTATTTGTCGAGTATCGCGGTGTGTTGTTCGTCTGATGTGTGCTGCATTAATTCTTTCAGGCATTCCCTTGCTATTCGTCTGCGTCCGTTCTCTGCTTCCTGTGGTGTCATTGGTCACCTCAGATTTGTGATTCCCGGATTTGACGGGATAGGGTGACGCTCAGCTCATCGATTTTATCAGCCATGTCCTGAAGCGACTGAATATCATCCTTGCGCACTTCAATGGTGATTATCTTTTTAATCAACTGTTCCAGTTTTGGGTAATAGCCAATGGTCGCCGTAACTTCCTGTCCGGCATTTTTTCCTTCTTTGGCTATTTTTATTTCACTGAGGATTAACTGGTGTTGGTCTGATGTAATAACGTATTGGCCTAATTTAATATTCATTTCTCATTCTCCGCGTCCTTCATCATCAGGAATACCTCCATAGCGGCGCGGTATAAGTTTTCATGCTCAATTACACCGGCTGCACCATGACAGCATATCCATCCCCCTGAGCTTTTAATCATTGATATGCCATTCTCAATAGTAATCGGCATTGCGTCAGCTGGGTTGTTGCATGGGTCGAAAAAGACAGAATACGGTACAATTCCTGATGGCACATCTGCTTCAACAAATATGATTTTTCCATTTGTTGTAAACTGTTCGCCTAATTCTTCAGTCACAGCCTTATTAATCTCAAAGTCTGATTTGTCACGATATTTGTTCATTGTCAGTCTCCAGCTCCAGCTCGTTTTCTTGGTACCATCCCTCACTGCCATTCAGTTTTCTTACTAAATATTCCCCGTTGTATCTCACTACGATATACCCAAGAAAATCATTCGGTTTCATTTTCACTTTATCGCCTACTTTAAATTTCACGCACCACCTCCGCACACACTAATTCAACATTCCGCACAGTCGTCATCTGCACTGCGTGGCTCTCACATTCTTCGAGCGTATAAATATCATCGGTAACAGGCACAGCAGAGCCGTGCATCACCAGTAGTAATACAAATCCGATTGTCATGGTTAGCTATGGATTTTAGGTATAAAAAACCCTGCTAGTGCAGGGTGGTAATTGTTTTTATAAACAAGGTATTCTCTCTCGCTTTATATACTCTATTATTTCTTCCATTGGCACTGAACTGGCACCAGTCTCATAAGCTATAGCATATTGATTTCCCTCATCGTCACTTATTTTTTGTGAGGTGAATGTTTTAGGTAAGTCATAGCTTTCAGGTGGATTATTTGATGCGAATAACATAGGTTTTGCTGGTAATCTAAACTCATTTTCTTTGTACTCAGCAAGCTCTTTTTTATCTATATTTCCGTCTTTATATATTAAAACATAATTAACCATCTTTTATCTCCTTTGTGGTGGAGATATCACCATACCACTTTTAGTTTAGTTGATCTGAGCTAATCATTCAGTTTTACGAACTTAATAACCCACACCCATTCATTATTTATCCAACTTTCTTCACTATAAATATCAATCCACGCCTCAACGAAGTTATCGACTGGTGTAAATTGCTCGCCGCCGCTATCTGGGTCGCTATAAGTCGGAATCCAGCCGGTAAGTTCAAATCCCTCGGCGTGAGCATCTTCCTGTGATATTTCCTGCACCTGCTGCAACCAGACATCGACAATCTCAATTTGACCTTTGATATTGCCGTCTTTGTCTGCGAACGGGATTTTTTTATCAACCAGACCATACGGAAAGTTTCGCTCTAAACTGTGACCCGGTGCGACAGTAACGCGCTTGATACCTTTGCTCCAGCCCGCGCCAAAGACCTCATAGAAGTTTCCGTTTAATACCGGCTGCGGCTTCATCAGTCTCCGCGTCTGCGTCTTCCTGCCGTCCATAACAGCGGCTAACATCTCGTCGCTGAATTTGATTCTGTCTTTCATATTCATTCCTCTGTTATCAGCATCCCTGCATTACGCTTCATCCTGAAACGGTGGGGTTATTTGGTTAAAAACTCGATTTCTTTCCTGAGCTCTTTCGTGAATTCGCGAATTTCCGTTTCTATTTCACTGGCAAGTGCTTCATCAAAAACAATCCGTGTTTTGAAATAGGCGAGATTTTCCGGAAGCCGGTTGTCATAGCTGACGAAGTCACACCACCTGCGTCCGGTGCACATCATCTGGCCGTGCATCTGAAGGATGTATTCACGCTTTGGCTTTCCGGTTTTTATGGTCTCAATATGGGTTGCTGTGTTCGGGCACTTGATTTCGATTAATCCGTCATCGTTTACAAGGCCGTCAGGGCTGGCGCCGAAAAGCTCAATGGCTGGGTGCAGAATAAATCCGGTTTCTGTTACCGTGGCGTCGAATTCGTTGAGGCAGTACATTTCCCTTGCTACCGCCTCAAGCTCGTTACCGCGCTCCATGCTTGCCGATTTAAAGGACTCCTCCTTTTGCCCTGTCAGCGTTTCGCAAACCAACTGAGCCATATAATTCTTCCTTGTTGCTCCGCCACCTTTCGCCATTACTTTTGCAATATTGCTTGCCGTGACTTTCCCTATCCTGGCCGCAAACCACTCATCCGTTCTCTGCTCCATCTGTCACCTCAGTGTATTCGGCATCAATGGCGATACTATTTTTGATTCGCTCTTTATCTGCTGACCCGACGATCGTCCTTTCTTCTGGAGTAAGCTCTGTCCATAGCTGCTTAAATGCTTCCATTCCGTTTTTTGCAGCCTCTTCACAGCGTGCGATGAGTTCAGGCCGGTTTTCGTGGCTCTCCTGTCCGTTGATAACCCCGGCCGGTGTGTTTTCTGTGATGCGCTCTGCTTCATCCTGGTCGTAAATGCCAGCAAACCCGAATGCCAGACGCGCACACTGAATCATGGCTTTATGCCGCAGCATGCGTTTAGGGTGAGATTTCCACGGCTGGGTTCCGCGATTACATTCACTCATGTATTCCGTTACTGATGTCGGGTGATTCCGGTCTTTGCGGTAAATTTTGCATGTGCACGATTCGTCATCCATTTCGAATTCCATGCCGTCAAAATTTTTGTTGCCGTTAATGATCCTCGCCCATCCATCAACGCCGACAACAGGAACGATTCCCGTCCTGTCCGGGAAAGCGTAAATCTCTTTTGTCCATGGGTTCAGGTTGTACTGATTGGCGACAATGAGAAGCGCAAGAAACTGCTGGTCTGTGGCCTCAGCCTTGAATGCCGTAGACCGCAGTGTGTTAATCAGGTCTTTCTCGTCGATTGCCAGATCAAGCTTTTGGGCGAGAGAACCAGCCATCGACACCAGTGAGTTACTCATGAAAAGAATCTCCTTTTTATTTGTTTGCACAGCGAGTTAAAAAGCGCGTCCTGCGCATCGTCACTGAATTTGTCTAAAATTGACTGCTCCACACCAAAGAAAACATCCGATGTTATCTGCTGAACTTCCGTGTCCACGGCATCCTGCCATGCTGCATGCTCCAGCCGCCGCTCTTCCTGAGCATCCTGTGCTGCGTATGCGTTCATGCTGCCTCCCCGTATCGTTCCCTGAGTATCTTTTCCAGGGTTTCCTTCTCCGGATTAAGCAGCAAGATAAGCGTTTCAACGTCCATTGTTTCCACGCTCGAATTACGGTCAAAATAAATGACGGCGCGCTGATTTCCGCATCCTGCCTGCTCAGTGCTTGTCGCCAGGTGTTTTGATTCGATAGTTATCTTGTGCATGCCTGCCTCCCGTAACTTTCTCTGAGTAATTCCATTGCTAACCACCAGATGTCATCGCATTTCTGGCGTATAGCTACCCGCGCCTGTGCTTGCGACAGACGGAAAACGTTCTGATTGATAGTCATGTGATTACCTGCTGATATCCCGAGGTGGGATAGGGTGGGTTAGTAGTTCATTGAGAGGTGAGGGACTTCGCCTTTGATTACCATCTCAAGGAATTTTGTTGCGGTTTTATCGTCAAATCCTGCGGCAGTCAGTGTCTGTAATGCTTCACGGTTGAATTTGCGCTGATGCTCTTTGTTAGCCTGGCGCTTTAATTCTTCCTGCTTCTGGCGCTCAATATCCGCCAGTCGTGCGCGTTCGGCCTCATCTGCCTTGCGCCGCTCCGCTTCAACTGCGGCCAGCTTTTCACGCTCAGCCTTCGCGATAGCTTCCTGCTTTTCACGTTCTGCGCGTTCCTGCGCCTCTCTGGCCTCGCGTTCGCGCTTAGCTGCCGCCTCGACTTCCTGTCGTGCTTTTAATTCCGCAGCTTCACGTTCCTGCTTGGCTTTAAGTTCTGCCGCTTCACGGTCACGCTGTGCTTTCTGTTCAGCTTCGATTCGTGCCTGCTCTGCCGCCTGACGCTTGATTTCGTTCTCATGCTCAATGCGCTTGCGTTCTTCTTCGGCTTTACGCAGGTCATGCAGCTCATTCATCTGCAATGCTTCTTCGTGGTCACGCTCAATTTGCTTAACCAGTTCTTCCGCTGCTACACGCGCCTTTTCTGCATCTTCCCAGGCTGTTACCGGCTGGCGAATTTCTTCGCTCAGTGCGTCGAGCTCATCCCGGCACTGTTTGCGACTGGCATCTACTTTTTTCGGCAGCTCTTTCAGCTCATCAACGACAGCCTTTCCGGCTTTGTCGATGTATGTTTTTGACTGCGTAACTTTGTAGGCCAGTGATTTGATAGCATCGCGATTCTTGGCTTTCGATAAATCAGTATCGAGTAATTCCTGCTCTGCGAGTGCTTTCTCCCGGATACCAGACAGCAGCACCTGAACCTTATCCGGCGCTGTAAAAAGGTCGATCGCTGTCGCTGGTTCGATAACGACCAGTTCGTTTACCATAATTAACTCCGTTTATTTATAGGGTGGGTTACTTCTGTGTGAAAGAGAACAGGGCGGCTGCGTGGGCTTCTGCGGCTTCTTTGGTTAGGTGGATGAGTCCGCACTCAAGCCAGGCTCTGCATTCGTGGTCACCCTCCCACTCGAAGCTATCAACGGCACCATGTATACGTGCCAACCAATACATCTGCCCGATTTTAAGCGGTTCCCGCACTGGCTCCGGAACCTTATGCCCGTTAATGTCGATGAAGTTGGGTTTCAGCCGGTATTCTTTGTGTGTTTGAAAGAACACATCTGACATTTGATTCCACTTATCCGTGCTGTGAAATTTTTCCTCAAAGTTCCGCTGCCAATACTGATCCGTCTTCGCTATCTCTGCTGCCTTAGCCATAAGGTCAGCATGTGGATGTCCTGACATTGTTTTTCTCCTTTATCTCTGTTATTTGCAGGTCTTGAATATCGGCTTTGCCAATCAGTACACCAAACAGATACATGTGTTCTGTACAGTCGGCCTCATCCTCGGCCTCGATATCCTTTTCCCATGGCTTCCCGTTCCATTTGCACGTTACTTTAAACATCGGCATGTTACTTCCTCCTATGCACTTCCCTGTGCTACGTGATGTCCGAATAGTTATCCCCGCTGCGGGGGGTTAGTCATGCAGCTTCTGATTCTGTTGGCAGGCCAATAAGAGAATTAAGATTTTCGACTTTTACCGCAGGCAGTGAAGCCTGTTGCTCCTGTTCACCTTCCGGGAGAATTTCTTTTACTTCCGGCCATACTGAAATGAGTTTTTTAATCGTGGTTACCGAGTCCAGCGCGGCTTTTACATTTGCTTTTATCTCGGCTTCTTTTTTCTCAATGCTGGATTCTTTATCAACGATTTGAGCAAACCGCTTGCTTAGCTCATGGTCAGCAGGGAATAAGCATTTGCTGTTTTCCGGAGTGAGAAGGCGCAACACCACTCCTTGGTCGTCACGACCATAACGCAACCTTGTGCGTTGACCTCCAAATGCCGGATATATTTCATCATCCGTAGCGTTGCCTATGTGGATACAGTCATCTACATCACGCTTCAATTCTTTTACAATCGCTAGCGCTGTCGCGTATTTATCATCGATTTTCTTGGCATTTTCAGCGCCACCAAGAGCCTCTATTCTGACATCGTTCGCCAGTGCGCTTTTCTCTGCTCTTAACTGCGATTTTTCTTCCTGAATGCCAGCTTTTACCAAGGCATTTTTGATGATTTCTGATTTGATGTGATTGGTTAACCGCGTCATGTTTATTCCTCGTTGTTACCCCGAGCTCACTCGGGAATATGGTTAGTCAATATTGGCGTTACCGCCGGTCATGCTCTGGCCGTAATACCACCGTTAGGCATAATCGTCTTGCGGTTCATTCTCAGCTGCTTGCGTGGTGCTTTCGGTGCATCTTTCAGCCCGATAATCAGCTCTGCAAACACATCTGTTTCGTCTGCCGGCCGGCCGAAAACTGAATCAAAAATTTCCTCCACTGAGCGGCTTTTAGGCTTCGCTGCATACTCCTCACGCTTTCTGTCCCAGAACGCCATTTGCTTTGCTAACCGGCGGTTCTTCGCGTTGTCTTTCTTTGGAATAACAGTAATTGTTGCCATATTGCCTCCTGAGTAATTTTTGGTGGTGTAGCGAATGCGGTTATTGCTCTACCACAGTTGCGCAAACATCCGTCCCGACTCAGCTTACATATGTGGATGCGCTGCTGATTACTTTTGGTGCCGGTCGCTACACCCCAAAAACCACTCAGTGGTGATCTGACACTTATTCAGATCAGGTTCCCGATTATTAAAGAGCTAAGTCCGTTTATCTTTGGCTCCGTGCCGTTGATGGGATAAATATAACCAGCGGTGATAATTAAGTCAACACCGCAGGTGATAATTAAATTACTGGCGGTGTTATTCTATTGATTTATTGGATAATTTATTTTCAAAAAATCGTCACGATTGGACGCAGATCACACAGGCGGGGGAATTGCAGGCACAAAAAAGCCCTCCGGAGAGGGCTGTGTGTGATGTGGGTGCCTACTAGGATATGTCAACGATAAACAGCTTGTTAATTCTACCACCCTTGGCCGTTGCCTTGGCTGTAATAGTAACTATAGAGTCTGTTGACTGCCCTGATGAGTTAAACTTGCTCAGTGCATTTATATATGGGCTGTTTTTTAAACAAAATGCAGGGTCTATGACATCAGCATTGACCCTCTTGTGGCTCTCATCGTGCTCAAAAATAACCTTGGCTGTTTTGTTTACAACGTCGACATTGGTTACAAAAACACGATATTCCGCTATACCTATCAACTCATCATCTTCTAATTTATCAATTTCTTCTTTGTCTTTCTGAGTGATGATGGTCGGCTTATATCCTGGAATATTTGACTTAATTGACATCTCATTACATGAAACGCCTATTGGGGATGATGCTTGCCTAACGGCTGGCCGCAGGTCGCTGGCCATCTTGTCTATAACTTTCAATAGACCGTCGATGGTATCTCTGTCTTTGTTTCCTAAGGCCTCAATGGCCTTATCCAGCGAATCTTTAAGGGCTTTCATTTCATCTTTTTTTTGTGAGTTTTTGGCAAAAACATATGAAACTAACACGGTTAATATTGCACCGAAACCTCCGGAGAGCAACTGATACTGGTTAACAAAGTCCATGACAGTATCAAGACTAAAGCAATTTGCTCTAGCCTCTTTTGCGTATATTTTTACTTCCTGTGACGGGGTGTTTTTTATATATTTTTGCGTTGCAGCGAATGTTCCAACCGTTACAAGTATTTTGGAGAAGCCCTTCAGTGACTCACTTAGCGAACCAAGTTCAAGAGTGTGTTTTTCAGCATCAAGCCCGTCGTACCGAAATGTCATTATTAAATCGTTTATTTTAATACATTCATTTGGTTGCATTGAGTTTACCCAAAATTAAACTTACCACCACACCCTAAAACGTATTGTCAGGCCACTGTGACTTAACCACTTTTCCCACTATCTGGCAGTTGCCGTTGATAGTTATCAGCTCATAACGGGGGTTTAGTGGCTCTAAATATTCAATGCCACCATCCCTGATCAGTCGCTTAAACGTGAACTCATCGTTTAGCATGCGAGCCACACAGAAATCCCCGAACTCAACATCCTCTTCAGGGTCAACAAGTATCAGCATACCTTCCGGGAAGCTTGGTTTCCCGCCCTGCGGGGCAGTCATGGAATGCCCTTCAACCTCTAGCCAAAATGCTTTATTACTGGCTTTCTTTGCTGTAGGAATCCAATCTTCAGCATCCCTGTCTGTGTATGAGTTTCCGTTTTCAGTAAAGCATCCAGCCTGAACTTTGGTGAAAAGCGGGTATGAATATCTATCGCTGGCGGATTTTGATTTTTGCGATGCCAAGGCGTTATACATGGCCCTTATTTCTTTTGAAAGGGACGGGCTAAAATCATCAACTGACACGTCAAGAGCTACAGCAAGCTTTGCTGCATTCTCTGCATTGATCGCGTTAACCCCATTCAGCAATTGAGCAACGGCGCTCTGCCCCATGCCAATAGCTTCACCAAGAGACTCTTGGGACAGCCCAAGCTCTTTCTTTTTAGCGTCAAAAATCGCCTTTAGCCGCATAGCGTCGGCTACTTGTTCATCAGTGAGAGGTTTCTTTTTCATGAGGTGATTTTATTACCAATTGGAATATTTACCAATCACCGCAGGTGTTGACTATTTTATCACTAGCGGTGATAATTAATAAAAAAGGAGGAAGCATGGAAAGAATCCCGCTTACAACATTCGCCACTGAGGTTGGTCAACACAAAACGGCAGAAATGCTTGGTGTTAGACAGAGTGCAATCAGTAAGGCGATTTTAAAAAAACGAAACATCTATGTGATCAAAAAGCAGGACGGGACAGTTGAAGCAGAAGAAGTAAAAACTTTCCCATCAGGTAAAAACAATTAAGCCAACCGCTCTTTACACAATTTAGCCCGTTCCGGATATGTGCTGGAACACTTTTCAACACAGCAACACCTCACAGGAAGTGAGCGAATAACTGTATCTCAATAAGGACATTATGAATTATGGAATTATCAAAAAGTATCAAAGTCGATTGCACATCTAACGAGCTGATGAGCTTTTTCATACGGCAGACCTTCGCCATGAAGAATGACAACCTTGCGAAAGAGTTGGGCATTCATCCAACGGCAGCGAGCCGTGAAAAGACAAGAGCGTTTAAGTTGGCATGTAAGGCAATTACAGCTCTTGGCCTGCCGGAGGATTCAGTAAAGGTCGAAGGAAAGCTTCCGCGCTTAGTGGTCGAGGGCGCAGATGCCGAATGGCTGATGCAGATGCTGGAGATTAAGGGAAAGGTCAAAAGAAAAGCCCCGGCGGTAACCGAGGCTAAGAGTCAAATCAATTTAGTACTTGATGAGGACTAATTATATATGAAACGTAAACGGAATCATAGTTTTAACTATCACGCTGTGCACAAAAACATCGCCGAATACAACGAGACACGGAGTGTCACTGAGCAAGGCGCGAAAGCACTCAGGGCGGCTTTTAACGATGCTTTATTGCGAAAAGCCCATAGGGAAGAACTGACCGGAGGTAAACGGCATGAGTAACGTGTCATATGCACTACAGAAGCGCGTAGAGCAGCCTGTTAAATCAGGCAAGGGGTTTGCCTTTATGCACAGACAAATTGTTGACTGTGACTTTTACAGGAAGGATTCAGAGGCAGTGCATTTGTGGCTTCACCTGATCATGACTGCAAGCAGTAAGCCGGAGGTGGTGGAAACTGATATCGGCATGATTTCAATCGGCCGCGGCCAGATGATGAGAAGTCGCCCGGTACTGACAAAAGAAACCGGTATTTCTGATAATAAAATCCGGTCACTTTTACGCAGTTTTGTGACAAAAGGCATGATCAGTATCGATGCCAAAAGCAAAAAAATCAGCATCATTACCGTGCTGAAATACGACGAATATCAGGGTCAAAATTGTCCGGAGAATGTCCGGAAGTTGTCCGATGCAAAACCAGTAACAGCAACGCCTGAACGGGTAGAGTGTCCGACGATTGTCCAAGAGTTGTCCTTATACAATAATATAAATAATATAACTACATCTAACGATGTAGTTGGTGGACTTTCTGACGAAAGCCACGATGACCAGTCAGCAGAAATCAAATCTAAAAAATCACCACCGGTTCCCTACCAGGCCATCATCGACGCATACCATGAGATCCTTCCTGAAATGGCAAGAATCCAGGTTGTTCGCGGAACACGGAAAAATAAAATCCGTTCGTTCTGGCAGAAATGCAACAGCGAGTACATGAAATCACACAACAGACCGTTCACGCTGGAAAACTGGCGCGGATATCTTGGGTATATCTCGCAGCACTGCCGCTGGATGACCGAAGTCAGACCTAACGGAAAGGGTGGCTTCTGGAGAGCCAAAAATCTCGATTACCTGATCACCGATGAGTGTTACACCGCCGTCAAGGAGGACAGAGCCAATGACCGGAAATAATTTTAACCAGGTTCCGCAAAGCCTCGAGGCCGAGCAAAGCGTTATCGGCGCATTGCTGCTAGACCCGCAGGGCGACCGTAGCCAGATGGTGTTATCCAGACTTCAGCCGGAAATGTTTTACCAGGCATCACACAGGCTGATTTACGCAACAATCCGTGAGTTAAACCGAACCAGTAAGCCGGTCGACCTGATCACGGTAACTTCAGCACTGGAAAGCGCAGGTCAATTAACACTGGCAGGCGGATTCTCATACGTAGCTGAGATAAACCACCGGACACCAAGCGCAGCCAATATCGTGGCATATGCAAATACGGTTCGCGATAAGGCCGTAGAGCGGCAGGCAATCGAGAAGGCCGGAGAAATACAGCGGCTGTTTACCGAAGCCAGTGTTCTCAGCCTGGCCGAAAAAATCGATATGGCTCAGACGATGCTGTCCGATGTGGTGGAGAGCAGCAAAACAGGGCGGCAGTCAGGACTGACGAATATCTCTGCCGTGCTGGATGAGTGGGTTATCGAGGTTGAGGAGCGATTCAAAGATCCCGATGCTAACCGCGGCCTGAAGACTGGCATTACGCCACTTGATGCCATGCTTGCGCCGAAGTTCATTGTTCGCGGATCCCTATTCGTTGTTGGTGCACGTCCGAAGATGGGTAAAACAACAGTCCTTACCGAAATGGCTAAAAACGTTTCCGATTCCGGATTGCCGGTCGCGCTGTTCTCGATGGAAATGACCAACAAGCAGCTGGCCGAACGGATGATCAGCCAGAAATCTGGAATCAGCTCCAATGCCCTGTATGACAGCGGGGATGAGTACGAGTGGGGGCTTATCAGCAAAGCCATGGGTGAGTTAAGTGAGCGCCCTAACATCTGGCTGGATGATACTCCGGGAATGACGCTGGCACACATTCAGGCCGAGTGCCGGAAACTGAAGCGTAAGACAGGGAAAATCGGGTTTATCGGCGTGGACTACCTGACACTGATGAAAGCAGGCAAAGCAGACCGGAACGATATCGCATACGGCGAAATCACGAAGGGTCTGAAGCAGCTGGCAAAAGAACTCGATACCACCGTTGTTCTGCTGACCCAGCTTAACCGTAAGTTGGAAGACCGGGCAGACAAGCGGCCTATGCCAAGTGACAGCCGCGACACCGGCCAAATCGAACAGGACTGCGATTACTGGCTGGGGATCTACAAAGATTCAGTTTACAACGACAACGCTGACAAAACTCTCACAGAGCTGATTGTGCGCCTTAACCGGCACGGTAAAGCAGGGACAGCATACGTCGAGCAGAAAGGCCTGTGCATGTTTGATATCGATCAGACTCAGGCAATGGTCAGAGCCGAACCACCGGCGCGGCATAACCCAAGACAGAAGGACTTTTGATTATGGGTATTTTATTTCACAGAGATTACGATTACGAAAAATTCAACATTAACTTTAATAATTTCAATGTGTTGTTAGATAAGCAGCAACCAAGGGAAATCAAGTTATTTCACAGCGACAAGCCAGTGAAAAGCAAAACACCCCACCTTGATCGAAAATTATCCCGGTGTTTTCCAAGAGGAAAGGCTTACCTTCGCATTTCTAACCGCGAGTGTTTAATTCGATTCACGGAGGAGCGCTGATTATGGAACCAACGGATTTTGAAAAGTGGTGTGCTGGTGAGCTGATACGCTCAGTCAACTATATCATGCTCTTCAGAATGGAGTCGCAATCTGGTCATTGGAACTATTCGCACAATGAAATCGCAAGTTTGTACCGCGCCTACATGGCAGGAGTTCGCAGCAGACTGCCGTACCAGACACCGCCAAAAGGAGATGAAGATGAAGGGTAAGGGAACAGATTTCAAAGCGCTGATGTGGGCGTATAACGAAGAGCGCATGGCGCGCAAACTGAAATATATCAGGAACTGCAAAGACTATAACCGGAAGCTGCATAGGCCATACCGGTGTGAGCGGGTGATGTTTCGCCTTTTGCGACTGGATTTTAAACGTGTTTTTGGCAGGGAGTTAACCACCAATGAAATGGATTAAGACGAGCGAGCAATTACCAGAAATGGAAGTACCGGTATTAGCCGGATGGTTTGACCGTAAAGGTGAGTTTGCATACCACGCTTTCATGCGGTCAGATTCCTGCGGTGATGGATGGGTGTGGGCGATTTCATGCGACAACATGATTAGCCTCGGTGATGAGTTTATTGAGGATGACGATTACTCCAATATTACCCACTGGATGCCACTGCCACAACCACCGGAGGAGTGATGTATAAATTTATATGTTTGGGGTGCGGCAGACGTGCCCGCATGATTGGCGAAGTGACCTGCATTAAGTGCAATCGCCCATACAGCTTTGTGAGGGTTCAGTGATGACAGAGAAAACACAGGATTCGGTTAGCATTTGGCGGGAGATCATCTCTTCCGCAAAAAGAAAATATGGATGGTGGGAGTGCTGATATGACAGAAAAAACACAGAAGCTTAAGCCGTGTCCTTTTTGTGGAGGTCGCGGCGAATATTACCATGACGATGATTTGGGTCATTTGGTTCTCTGCTCTAACACTATTTGTCCATCAAACAAATTTGGATATACAGATACCAATGAAGCAATCGCCGCCTGGAACCGCAGAGCACCACAATGTGAGAAGGAGTAGGGGATGGATATCCAACTTTACCACGGGTGCTGTTTTGACGTTCTGCCAACAATCGAAAGCGGCACCATCGATATGGTTTGCGCTGACATCCCATATGGCACAACACAATGCAAATGGGACTCCGTATTAAACCTGCAGCGAATGTGGGAAGAGCTGTACCGGGTGGCAAAACCAGAGGCTGCAATAGTCCTGTTTTCAGCGCAGCCATTCACCAGTGTATTGGTTGCAAGCAATATCAGAGATTGGAAAACGGAATGGATATGGGAGAAAACCCACGCCACAGGGTTTCTGAATGCGAAGAGACAACCATTAAGGGCGCATGAAAATATCCAGGTATTTTACAGAAAGCCTCCGGTGTACAACCCACAAATGACGCATGGTCATGAAAGAAAAACGTCATCCCGTGGCGAACCAAAGACAGAGGTTTACGGCGCTGCAACAAAGATGGTTTCTTATGATTCAACATCAAGATACCCAAGGGATGTGCAAAAATTCCCAAGCGATAAGCAAAAAAACGGAGGCCTGCATCCGACGCAAAAACCGGTTTCTTTTGTTCAATATCTTATTGAGACATACAGCAACCAAGGGGAAACCGTATTGGATTTCACAATGGGGAGCGGGACAGCAGCAATCGCCAGTAAAAATAGCGGTCGACGGTTTATTGGCATTGAGCGAGAACTGCAGTACTACAAAATAGCCAAGCAGAGGGTTAATGAATTAGGAGGCTAAATGGAAGCAGAATTTCTCTTCCACGAAACGACCAAAGATGCAGCCTGGCAACACCTTAAAGAAGCACTCGCAACAAACAAACCCCACCGGGTAATCATCAAGCCCTGGAAATCTACCCGCTCCCTATCTCAGAACGCCACGTTTCATATGTGGTGCGGTGAGATAAGCAGGTATCTGTGTGATAACGGCTCTAAATTCACTCCTGAGACAGTCAAGGAAATGCTTAAACATACATTCCTTGGCTACGAGGTCACTGAAATGATAGACGCCACCACGCAGCATACAGAGCGCGTAAGGACTATGAGAAAAACATCAAAGTTAGACACCGGGGAAATGTTCCACTTCATGGGGCAGGTTGAGCGCTGGGCTACAGGCATCGGTTGTTTTGTGACGATACCCGAGAATTCGGAATATATGAAACTCAAAAGGGAGCAGGACGCATGACAGAAATACAGCACATCGCATTTGTTGCCAGTCGGGTGTTTGCGGCCAGTGCGTGGTACGGGGCTGAATTTTTGTTACCAGCCAGACGGGCGCTGTATGCAAAAACACGTGAGCTGATAGCTGGTGACAGGGCGCAGGCAATATGCCAGCAGGTGATTGATAAGGAGAATCAAAAACCATGAAAAAACCTCACATACACCAGCTTCTCACCAATGACGAAGCCGATAACCTCTGCACTCACTACAGGCGTAAGGGGTATAACCCGGTGAAGTCACTGAATATCAATCCTCAGTATTTCGACGTTACCGTGTATCTGCCGGTAGTCAAATATCTGAAACCGACACCACGAGCAATGGTTAACAGGATGTGGCGATGACAGATTATCAATTCAGCACATATGTGGACATCATCAGGCGATGCAGAGACATCGACCAACTCACCAACACTGAGATAGCTCTGCGCTGCGGCTCGTCAAAGGAAAGAATGTGGCCATACACCAAGGAAATGGTGAATATGGGATGCCTTGTGAAAGTCGGCAGTATCCGTAGCAAACAGGGACACCAGTCACCGTTATATGCGGTATCCCCACATGCCGTTACCCGCCTGTATCAGCATCGAAATGAATCAAGACGCAAACCAGAAGCGCCGGTCATCCAGGAGGTTGTTATTCCGAAAGATCCGCCAAAGCGTATTGAATTTTGCGGGAAGGTGGTCAGCAAGGCATACATCACTCCGGATTTTGGCAGGTCGGAGATAACCAGAATTGACGCAATGCTGCGGGAGGTGCGGGCGTGAAGACCAGGCAAACCAAAATGGAGCTAATCCATTACGAAAAAGGCAAAGATAAAAAGTCAAAAAAGTACATGGTGAGTCATGACAACGGAAAAACAAAGCTGGAGCAGGAGCTGACTGTTACCTGTGATTTGTTTTTTAGACGCGGATTCAAAGTTGAAATAGCTATGGACGATTTCCCGCGTTTCGATAATGAAACCGAGGCTGTTCTGAAGTATGCCGATTGGCTTGAGCGACTCGGAATTGCATTGCGTCGTGAAGCGAAAAGAGCAATTAGGCGGGGTATACCATGATATGCCAACTGTGCAGTAAAGAACTGGCTGACGATGAAGTTTACGTGTGCGACCAGTGCGCCAATGAATGTCCGCATCTTGAAGTAGTCGAGAAGATAAAAGGAGATGGTGAGAGTGGCAAAGCAACCGCGGCGAAAATGCCTGATATGCCGGGAATGGTTTCACCCGAAGTTTAGTAACGAATGGTGGTGCTGTCCGGAGCATGGCGCTGAGTTGGCAATAAAGCGACGAAGCAGGGAAAGGGAAAAGGCCGAGGCCAAATTAAAAAAGGAGACGCAGCAAAAAGAACGTGAAGCAAAAGATAAGTTAAAAATCCGCAAGTTAGCAGTAAAACCCCTCTCATATTTCGCAAAACAAGCACAGACCGCATTCAACGCATACATCCGTGAACGGGATAAAGACCTTCCGTGCATCAGCTGCGGCCGTCACCACGCAGGGCAGTATCACGCCGGGCACTATCGAACCACAAAGGCAATGCCTGAACTGCGGTTTGATGAAGACAACACCAATAAGCAATGTGCCCCATGTAATAACCATCTGTCCGGGAACATCGAAAACTACACACCGCGACTGATTGAGAAAATCGGTCAGGAACGCTTCGACCGCCTGATGGGTGTGCATGAGTTGCCGAAATGGAAACGGGAGGACTACGAACGAATCCGGGATGAGTACCGGCGGAAACTGAAGGAGCTGAAGAATGCGACCTGAAATCACATCGATACCGGAAATGCTGGTTAAGCACCATGGAAATATGACCGCACTGGCGAGCGAGCTGGGAATAAACCGGCATACAGTCAGGAAGTTTCACCGCGATACCCGGTGTGAAATGCACGTTATCTACAACGGCGTGCTGATGACCAAATCCAAGATGAAGGGCAACCAGGGGAAAGAGCAATGAGAGACAAACCTTTTTACCTGTTGGCGCACGTTGCCAATAAAAATGACCTGCGGAGGGTGTGGTGTGGCGCTCGTAAAAACATCTCTGACGGCAAGCGGGTGTGGGTTCGCTACATGCTCATGACGTGGGGTAATGCATACGGTGGCAATGACTACGGTTCAAGCGAGTGCAGCGTTATTGGTCGCCTAATGATCCGCACTGAGTGGAGTGACACTGAAGGTGAAAGAATCATCAAGGTGGTTAAAGACCTGCATAAAATGGGTTATCGCGGAGATGAGTTGTTCAAAAAGTCACACGAAATACTTAATCCGAAGAAAACAATAAACGACATCATTGCTCTCGCCAAAGAATCAGATGATGCCGCTTTTGTTGAAAAGGTAATGACCGACAGATTTAAAAAAGATAACCCAATCCGTCATGTGGCTATTAAACGGTATTGTGAGCGCAAATACCCGCAAAAGATGGCGCGTGAGCTTACTTTCATGACCGAAATCAGCATCCAGCAGGGAACCAGGCGCATCGAATGGGCAGAGAGACTACTGGAAGAAGAGATGTTTTATGCAATGGAGCGTGAGTTAAAACGAGAGGAGTGTCCGATTTCATAAATATACATTGAAAATGTTGCAAATCGCGAAATTTCAGTGTAGTGTTTGTGATATGCTCAGGCAGTTAAAAGCAGGAGCAGGTAACAGGGTCACAGAGGCGGCTCCTGTTATCGATACCGCCTAGTTCGTCACTTCGCCGCAGGGCTGGGGCTCGAACCGTATCGGCTGAGAGGTCGAAAGAATGCAGAGCGAGGAAGTAAGTAAACGGCGCACACCGGCGGGAAACCGGCCTTGTGTCGAAGCATGCATAACAGCCCTCTCCGGAGGGCTTTTTCATATCTGCAACTTGTAAGAGTTACTTACAGGTTCAACTCTCCGGAATTTCCGGATAGTTCACATGTTCGGTTATTCCGAACAACTGATACCAAAGGTCGCCATGTGCGGCCTTTTTTTCATATACGCCGCCACAGAATCCTGAACAAACAAACGTAATCAGCGCAGAGATACTGTGCGCGGCACTCTATTAACCTAATCCTCCTGAAAGGGGGTGAGTATGAAATATATGAACAATACCCCTGATTGGTTGGATCAGATATTAAATTATCTCTATCAGTATAAAGACCAAGGCGTGTTTGCCGGGCTGGCTGGTGTGGTTGCAATCCTGCGCGGGATGTACAACGGCGGCGGGTGGAAGAAAACATTACTGGACGGTGTCCTGTGCGCATTCCTTGGTTGGTTCGCTAAAGACCTGCTTGCTTTTATGGGGATGAATCCAGACCTGGCTTATATCACCAGTGTCATGATCGGGTACTGGGGCGTAGAGAAGGTAAGCGGCATGATTAAAGGCAAGGCGGGGGTAAATAATGAGTAGCTTCAGATTCAGTAAGCGAAGCGAGAATAACCTGAATGGTGTTAATTCCGACCTGGTGAAGGTGATTCGTCGTGCGCTGGAGATTACACCGGTCGATTTCATTGTCATTGAGGGGTTACGAACCGAGGCACGGCAAAAGCAACTGGTCGCTGAGAAGAAATCACAGACCATGAAAAGCCGCCACCTGACCGGACACGCAGTAGACATTATCCCAGTTAACACCAAGTGGCAGATTGAGGAATTCAAGCCACTGCTGAAAGCCGTTAAGCAGGCTGCTGATGAGCTGGGCGTAAAGCTCAGGTTCGGCATCAACTGGAAGAATGACCCGTCACTGCCGATTGAAACCCGTTTCATTGATGCGCCTCACGTTGAGATTCCGGCATGAGCACTGCAACAAAGATATGGCTCGGCGTTTGTGGGATACTGGCTGTCAGCCTGCTGATTCTCCTGCATCTATATGGTGGGCTGAAGGATAACTATCAGTTGCTGTCCTCTCAGTTTGCTGAGCAGGTCGCCATCAACAAAGATTACAAATCCCGCATTCAGTCACTTCACGAACTCGACACCATGTACACGCAGGAGTTAACCAATGCCAAAACTGAAATTGATAGTCTGCGTGATGCTGTTAAGTCTGGCACTAAGCGCGTGTACATCAAAGCCGAGTGTCCAAAGGCCGGAACCGATACCACCGAAAGCGGAAGCAATGAAGCCGCCCCACGACTTAGTGAAGCAACTGAACAAGATTATTGGCGTCTCAGAGAAATGATGGCTGAGAACGAAAAGCAGACCCTGTATTTGCAGGACTACATCAGAACGGAGTGCCTGAGGTGAAAATAGCATTTCTTTTGGCAGAGCGTCGCGAAATAAAGCGCGAGCTTGAGCGGTTATCGTGGAATGACATTATCGGCAGAATGAAGCTCACATCACAGTTGATGAAGGTTGATGCTTTGTTAACTGAAATGGGCGTTGGGCTTGACGACCACGGACTATCACGATAAGCGGGTAATACGGAAGATAGAAGCGGAGAGAGCGAAGTAATGGCGATATTCAACCGTCTGACAAAAGAACAGATAAAACAGGATTATGACCACTACGGCCTGTTTATGGGGGTTGTGCCAATTTATGTCGGTGACCATAAGGGCGAGTGTCGTGTCGCTGTGCGTAACTGGTGGCCTGATTGGCTGCTTGATTTGGCGGATGCCATACATAGCCTGACACCGTATGACTATTGGGCGATAAAGCTCACGGGTCAGATTAAATAACAGTGCCTCGCTAAATAGCGGGGCTTTTTTACGAATAACCCCGACAAGGTTAGATAGCTCTATCTCTGATAGGAGGTGATCACTATCTTGACATGCCGGAACAGACGGAAGTGACCAAAGTAACGTAGTGATGCGTGATGATGGTTGCAAACCAAATTCAATAACGGAGCATCATCATGTTCACAATCAAAGTAACCACCGCATCAGGTAACGAAGTCATTGAGTCCGGTTATGGCATTCAGTGGTCACCGTGGGCGCATAAGCTGAATTACACCGACCATAACAACTGTGGCGACGACCTCACATTGCAGCCTGGCGACAAAGCCGAAATCATCAACAGCGCCGGTAAAACGGTAGCCCATTACGTAAACGACTCCAAATAACCAGCACTTTGCGCAGCGTTGTCGCGGTATAGCGTGTTAGCAATGACTCATCCTCCTTTTGTGACGAGCGCATGCTGATAGTCGAAAACAACGAATCCGGCATTTATTCATGTTGCGTAGTGGCAACGTCAGCCACCGGAGAAGAAACGGCGTGACTATGGAGAGACATAACACTTATCTCAAAAACTACAGGTGCAAAAATGACAGAAATCACAGCACAGCATCAGATGCGTCTGGACTTACTGCGACTGGTGAGTAATGACACCGCCGCAGCTCAGGCCGCTATCGAGTTTGTTAAAGACGACGCGCTCAAGTTTGAGCTTTTCAAAGACGCGTATAAACAGTGTCAGACTGAAAGTGAGTTTGTTGCCAGAGCACAAAAGGCAGCAAGAGAAGCACAGGAAGCATTAGACCTGTTCGCATAGCCAATTACACAGCTCATTTACGAGTGGGCTGGATAATTGATTAAGGGGGATATATGGCCGCACCAAAAGGAAACAGATTCTGGGAGGCTAGAAGCAGTCACGGGCGAAGCCCGAAGTTCGAGTCTCCTGATGATTTATGGAATGCATGCTGTGAGTATTTCCAGTGGGTAGAGGATAACCCGCTGTGGGAAATGAAAGCATTTAGTTATCAGGGTGAAGTGACGCAGGAACCTATCGCTAAGATGCGAGCAATGACGCTCACAGGGCTTTGCCTGTTCCTGGATATAGCTGACAGCACATGGCAATTGTACCGCGCCCGTGAAGATTTTATGGCAGTCACTACGCGAGCAGAGAAAGTCATCTATGACCAGAAGTTTTCCGGTGCCGCCGCTGACCTGCTTAACGCAAACATTATCGCACGTGATTTAGGTCTCAAAGATCGCCAAGAGGTCGAGGATGTAACTCCGGACAAGGGAGACCGTGACAAGCGCCGCTCTCGTATTAAGGAGTTATTCAACCGTGGAAAATCTGGATCAGATACTTGATAACCTAAGTGACGACGAGCAATACGAGTTGCTTGAGTTGCTGGAAGAAGAAGACGAATACAGAAAGACGCATCAGCTGTTTGAATATTCTCCGTATGCAAAGCAACGTGAATTTATCGATGCCGGCAGTGAGTATTTCGAGCGCTGCTTTATGGCTGGTAACCAGTTGGGTAAATCCTACACCGGTGGTGCAGAGGTGGCGTTCCACCTTACAGGGCGTTATCCGGGCACTAAAGGGTATCCGGAAGACGGAGCATGGAAAGGCGAGTGGAGCGGCAAACGATTTCTTGAGCCTAACGTGTGGTGGGTTGGTGGCGAAACAAACGAGACGGTAACAAAAACCACTCAGCGTATTCTCTGTGGCCGCGTTGAAGAAAATAACGAAATTGGTTACGGCTCTATCCCTAAAGAGGATGTGATCAGCTGGAAGAAGTCACCGTTTTACCCGAACCTTGTCGACCACATACTTATCCGGCACCACAATGCTGATGGCGTTGAAGATGGCATGTCTATCTGCTACTTCAAGCCGTATTCACAAGGCCGCGCAAGATGGCAGGGGGACACAATACACGGTGTCTGGTTCGATGAAGAACCGCCATATTCCATTTACGCCGAAGGGCTCACCCGTACCAACAAATACGGCCAGTTTTCCATCCTTACTTTTACCCCGCTTATGGGGATGTCGTCAGTAGTAGAAAAGTTCCTGAAGAATCCGTCAAGGGCTCAGAAGGTGGTCAATATGACCATCTATGATGCCGATCACTACACTGACGATGAGAAAGAAAGGATTGTCGCTTCATACCCTGAACATGAGCGTGAGGCTCGTGCTCGTGGTATTCCGACAATGGGAAGCGGACGCATCTTTCAGATACCTGAAGAGATAATCAAATGTCAGCCGTTCGAATGCCCAGACCACTTCTACGTTATCAACGCGATGGACTTTGGTTGGGATCACCCACAGGCACAAATTCAACTTTGGTGGGATAAAGACGCGGACACCATGTATCTGGCGAGAGTATGGAAGAAGAAAGAGCATACAGCCGTGCAGGCTTGGGGAGCAGTAAAGCCGTGGGCTCAGAAAATACCAACTGCATGGCCTCATGACGGAAACCAGCATGAGAAGGGGGGAGGTGAGCAGCTTAAGAACCAATACTCTGATGCTGGATTCATGATGCTTCCTGAGCATGCCACATGGCCTGATGGTGGTAACGCCGTCGAGCCTGGAATTACCGAGTTGCGCGACATGATGCTTGATGGACGCTTCAAGGTATTCAACACCTGTGAGCCATTCTTTGAAGAGTTCCGCCTGTATCACCGCGATGAAAACGGGAAGATCGTCAAGATAAACGATGACGTTCTTTCAGCCGTGCGCTACGGCTACATGATGAGACGCTTCGCAAAAATGATGCGCGATATCAAAAAGCCAAAACAGAAAGTAATTCCCGCCCCGATTAAGCCTATCAGGAGACATTAATGGTCGATAAAAATGAGCGGCTGAATAGCATATTGCGCAAATTCGACCTCGATTACTCCGCGTCTGAAGCAGCACGAACGGAGGCGAGGAATGATTTGTTTTTCAGTCGCGTTTCACAGTGGGATGACTGGTTAGAAGACTATGTCACATTGCAGTATCGCGGACAGTTTGATGTTGTGCGCCCTATGGTGCGTAAGCTCGTTGCTGAGATGCGCAAGAATCCGATAGATGTTCAGTACAGACCGAAAGATACAGCCTCTCCTGATGCTGCTGATATCCTCATGGGGATGTACCGCACAGACATGCGAAATAACAGCTCAAAGATTTCTGTCAACGTGGCAGTCCGTGAGCAGATTGAGTGCGGTGTCGGTGCTTGGCGCATTGTCACCGAGTATGAGGACGATAACCCTACCAGCAATAACCAAATTATCCGGCGCAAACCCATCCATGAGTCATGCACCCATGTGATATGGGACTGCAATGCGAAGGAGATGGATAAATCTGATGCCAAGCGCTGCACGATAATTCACGCTCTCAATATTGACGGGTGGGAGGAATTTGCAGAGCAATACGGGTTAGACCCTGATGATGTTCCGACATTCCAGTCGCCGAACACTGATTGGTTGTTCACCTGGTCAAGCGGCAAAACAATTTATGTCGCTGAGCACTACGAGGTTGAGGAGAAAAACGAGAAGGTATTCGTCTACTACAACCCGACAGTAATGGACTTTCAGAGCTACTACGCCAGTGAGATTAAAGATCACATTGAGCGCCTGTCAGCCGAAGGTGCAGAAAAAGCAGGTGAGCGCAAAGTTAAGCGCCGCAGGGTGTACAAATCCATCATCACCAGCACGGCGATTCTGAAGGACAGGATTCCGGTGGCCGGTGAGCATATCCCGATTGTACCTGTGTATGGGGAGTGGTCGTTCTTCGATGATACTGAGCTGTATGAGGGCGTTGTCCGCCTGTCTAAAGATGCTCAGAGGCTGCGTAACTTCATCCTGTCGAAGGGTGCTGATACGGTGGCTAAATCACCGAAGAAAAAGCCGTTCTTTTATGCCGAGCAAATCGCAGGGTATGAACACATGTACAGCGGGGATGACGATTACCCCTATTACATTCTGAACAGAACGGATGAGAACAGCCAGGATTTACCACCCGGGCCGGTCTCCTATATGGAGAATCCGGAGATATCACCCGCTGATGCCGGGATGCTTGACGCTGCCACACAGGCAGCAAAAGAGGTTGCCCGTATCGGCGTTGACCCGTCCGCCGCAAATGGTCAGGTGGCCTTTGATACCGTCAATCAGCTTAACTCCCGCATCGATCTTGAGACATACGTGTTTCAGGATAACCTGGCAATTGCCATGCGTCGCGATGGTGAGATTTACGCTTCAATCGCCAGTGAGATTTATGACACAACGCGAACCGTTGTCACCACTGCCGAAGATGGCAATGAAAGCAGTGTCGAACTGATGTCTCAGGCTGTCGACTTCCAGCAGGGTCAGGTTGTCACTAAAAACGACATCCGCGGCAAGTATGAAACTTACACTGATGTCGGCCCGTCCTTCCAGTCACAGAAAGATGCAGCCCGCGCTGAGATAGGCGACCTGATAACCAAGGTTCCGCCTGAGCATCCTATGTGGAATGTCATGATGCTGACCTATGCCAACATGATGGAGGGCAAAGGCGTTGAGTACATCCGCGACTACGCTAACCGCGAGCTGATAGTTAACGGCCTGAAAAAGCCGGAGACTGATGAAGAACAGCAGTGGTTAATGGAAGCGCAGCAGGCACAGCAGGGCAAGCAAGACCCGATGATGGTTGCAGCCATGGCAGAACAGAAGAAAGCCGAGGCTGAACTTGTCAGTGCTCAGACGAGAGCGCAGGAAACACAAATCAAAGCATTTACTGCTCAGAATAACGCACTTGAATCACAGGCAAACACTACATTGACCCTGGCTAAGGCCGAGGACTTGCAGCAGGGCGCAGTGATGAAAGCTATCGAACTTCTGAACAAGGTTGCAGAGCAGCAACAACAAAACATCCCTTCCGGCTCACCAGCCGAGATACCTCAAACCATGTAAGAGAGTTAAATATCATGAGCACAACCACCGAAATTCAGAACCATACTGAAGAATTAACCCTGTCCGGCGATCAGGCGGCGGCATCCGCAGATGGCTCAGTTGTCGATAATGCCAACGACAATGCAGGTCAGGAAGAAGGCTTCGACATTGTACTGAAAGACGATGAGAGCAAATCTGAAGCTAAACCGAATGAAAATGCCAAATTTGCAGCGCGTCGCGTGGCTCGTAAACGCCAGCGTGAAATTGAACAGCAGATGCAGGCAATTGAAAGCGGTGAGCTTCCGGAACATTTGCGCGTTACCCCGGAACTTCCGGAGATGCCTACACCTGACGATTATCTGTCAGACGCGGCATTAGAAAAATATGGGTTTGATACCTATAAGGCCAACGCGGCATATCAGGCTGATTTGCAGAAGTGGCAGATCAGCGCAATGGATGCCCGTAGCAACGCAGTAGCGGAGCAGGGGCGGCGTACTCAGGCGTACACCCAGCAGAATAAGCAGATTGCTGATGCCATGAAAGCCCACTACGACGCGGCTGATGAGTTGAACCTCCCTGACTATCAGGACAAAGAAGATATTGCATTGCAGGTTATGCCGAAAGGCGTCGACACCGCTATTGCAACATACTTCCCTGAAAAGTCGGCGGCAATCATCTACTACCTCGGTTCAAATCCAGAAAAAGCGCGCGAACTGTTTAGTAAAGACCCGACTCAGGCAACGATTGAATTAGCCCGTCTTGCCGACAAATTAACTCTCACGCCACGCGGTAAACAGCGCTCCGAAGCGCCACCGGCTGACGAACCAATAAGCGGAGATGTTTCAGCGGCTAATGTCGCCGGACTTCAGAAGCAGATGGACAAAGCAGCCAGTGACGGAAACGTAGCGCTTTACCGCCAAATCAAGGCGAAATTACAAGGAATTAAATAATGGCTTTAAATGAAGGTCAAATCATCACCTATATGGTGGATGAAGTAGTAAACACTATCGAAAATAACTGCCCGATGGCTCAGCGTGTCAGCAAATACACGCCGCCTGCTGCTGACTTACAGCGGTCTCAGAATACAATCTGGATGCCGGTAGAACAGGAGGCACCGACTCAGCCAGGCTGGGACTTGACCAACAAGGCGACAGGTATTGTTGAACTGTCTGTTAAGTGCAACATGGGCGTTCCTGATAACGACTTCTTCACGCTTCGCGCTGACGATACTCGTGATGAAACATCCATCCGCCGCCGCATGAAGGCATCCGGCCTGAAGCTGGCAAATAACATCGAAACATCTATCGCAAAACAGGCTGCTGATACCGCATCTCTGATCGTGACTGATGTTGACCACGTGGCGGTTGAAAACAAAGCCTGGGATATGATGTCTGATGCCGAAGCGCTGATCTTCCAGCGCGAGCTTAACCGTAGTCAGGGGCTGAGTTACTTCTTTAACGCCGATGACTACAAAAAAGCGGGGATGTCTCTGGCTGGTAAAGACATGTATGGCCGCATTCCTGAAGAGGCGTATAAATCAGGCACCATTCAGAAGCAGGTTGCCGGATTTAACGATGTTCTTCGCTCCCCTAAACTGCCAACGCTGACAGCCGGGACTGCGACCGGTGTTACAGTTGATGGCGCTCAGAAGTTTAAGCCTGAAGCGTGGAAAGAGGACGTTGACGGCAACCGTGAGAACGTTGATAACCGCACCGCAGTAGTGAAAGTAAGCGACGGGTCAGCATTCAAGCGCGGTGACAAAATCAGCTTTGCCGGTGTGAAATTCATCTCACAAATGGCAAAAGATCTGCTCACTCAGGACGCAACGTTTGCGGTAGTTGGTGTTGATGGCAACAACATCACCATCATGCCGAAACCTATTGCTCTGGATGACGCAGCACTGAAGCCGGAAGAACGCGCATATGCCAACGTTAACACTTCGCTGGCAGCAGGTGCGGCAATCAGCGTCATTAACGTTAAGACGGCCAAGACTAACATCTTCTGGGCTGACGACTCTATTACGCTGCTGTCCCAGCCGATCCCTCTCAACCATGCGCTGTTCAGCGGCATGAAAACAGAGGCGTTCAACATCCCGTCAGTCGGCCTGAATGGTGTCGTCGCTTATCAGGGGGATATTTCTACCCTCGAAGGTAAGTGCCGTATTGCTGTGTGGTATTCAGCATGCACCAAACGTCCGGAAGCTGTCGGTATCGGTCTGACCGGTCAGAAATAAATCCTCGTTGTCACATTGGGAGCTTCGGCTCCCCTTTTTATTGGAGATACCAATGAGCACGATGCTTTATAAAGCCAATGGCAATGTGAAAATTTGGGGTATGAAGCTGCAAATCATCACGGTTGAAGATGATGAGATTGAAAATTATCTCGACGCTGGCTGGTATATGCACCCGGAAGACACTCAAACTCTGCCAGAGCCAGAGCCAGAGCCAGAGCCAGAGCCAGAGCCAGAGCCAGAGCCAGAGCCAGAGCCAGAGCCAGAAAAGAAACCGCGCACCACACGAAAAAAGGCGGTGAAAGATGCAGATACTAACGAAGGGTGAATTAGTCGTTGCGGCGCTTCGTAAAATCGGCGTTGCTTCTGATGCCACACTGACAGACATCGAACCTCAGTCTCTTGAGGATGGCGTTAATGATCTTGAGGCAATGATGTTTGAGTGGCACGAGGACGGCAAAGGTATTATTACCGGCTATAAATTTGCACCAGACGACACCCCGATTGATCAGGGTGACGACCACGGTATCAGCAAAGCAGCCATCAGCGCCGTTATCTATAACCTCGCATTACGAATTGCACCAGATTACCAGATTGCCCCGCTCGATAAGGTCATCACCACTGCCCGTTATGGCAAAGAGCGCCTGTTACGCACTGTTTCATTGCGCAAGGCCAGAGAGGCCAGATCGCATTACCCGAACGGGTTCCCGATTGGCTCAGGAAACAGACTGGCAACGATGAACGGGTATCGATACTTCCACCGGAGTAAAGACAATGCCGAAGATTCAGGTTCCGATATCTAGGGGGCTATCGAAAGATTTCAGGACTGCTGATTATGTCGACACCCTGCCGGTGAATATGTTAGCAACACCGAAAGAAGTCCTGAATGCTGCCGGTTATATGCGGTCATTCCCCGGAGTCGAAAAGCTTCGTGATGCTGGCGGAGTGTCGCGTGGCGTCCAGTACAACACGGCGAAGAATGCCGTGTATCGTGTCCTCGGCGGCAAGCTGTATCGCGGTGACAGCGTTATCGGCAGTGTGTCCGGCAAATCCCGCGTATCGATGGCATACAGTGCAACCAGTCAGGCTGTTTTGTCCGGTGGGAAAATAACGCAGTATCGCTATGACGGCGGAGAAAAGACGATCACCAACTGGCCTGTCGATACCGGATATACCCAGTATGACCTCGGAGAGGCGAGTGACGTGGTTCGCATTAAAGGGAGATACGCCTGGTCTAAGGCTGATTCTGAGTTCTTTTTTATATCAGACCTTGATGATGAGTCCCACCCTGACAAATACAGCGGCCGGTATCGCGCTGAATCACAACCAGACGGCATTATCGGCCTCGGCGTGTGGCGTGACTTCATTGTGTGCTTCGGCGCTTCCACGATTGAGTATTTCACGCTTACCGGTTCGACAACTGTCGGCGCTGCTCTCTACATGGCTAACCCGTCATACATGGTCAGCAAGGGTATTGCCGGAACATTCTGCAAATGCAACTATATGGATGCGTTCGCTATCATCAGCCACCCGGCCAGCGGCGCACCGTCTGTTTACCTGGTTGACTCCGGTCAGGTTAAATCTATCGCCACGGCAACCATCGAGAAGATACTGCGCGGTTACACTGCCGATGAATTATCTGGCGGCATCATGGAGTCGGTACGGTTTGACTCTCACGAATTGTTGATCATTCACCTTCCACGGCATGCACTGGTATTCGACGCGGCAGCAAGCCAGAACGGCCAGCAATGGGCTGTGCTGAAAACCGGCCTGTTTGATGAGCCGTACCGAGCAGTTGATTTTATGTATGAAGGTAATCAGATAACCGTCGGTGACAAAAAGCAGCCTGTTGTTGGTCGTCTGGTGTTCAATTCCTCATCGCAGTATGACGCGCAGACAGAGCACCTGCTGTACACCCCGCTGATTAAGGCCGATAACGCCAGACTGTTTGACCTTGAGCTTGAAGCATCGACCGGCGTTGCTCAGATTGCTGACCGGTTATTCCTGTCGGCTACCACTGACGGCATTAATTACGGCCGCGAGCAGATGATCTCTCAGAATGCACCGTTCCGTTATGACCAGCGCATTATCTGGAAGCGGATAGGCCGCATCCGGAAAAATGTCGGGTTCAAAATCAGGGTAATAACCAAAGCGCCGGTAACGTTGTCTGACCTGACAGTAAGGGCTGAATAATGGCTGATGAAAGTTTAAAAGACCCAATTGCAGTAACGGCGGTCGGAATTAACGCTGCGTCGCTCCCTGTCGTGTTTTCTCCTGCTTACCGGATGTATGTGCTGTCTCAGTCACTGGACTTCACCAGGGTGACTGGGAAAGCAAATGAGGCCGGTCAGGGGGCATATGATGCGCAGGTTAAAAATGATGAGCAGGACGTAGTTCTAGCAGACCATGAGAACCGCATTCAGCAGCTACGGATAGAAGTTGATGACCATGAGCTCCGCATTACGGCCAACACCAACGCAATTCAGTTGCTTGATGTCCGCCTGACCACGGCAGAAGGCCAGATAGTCACACTGCGCAGTGATGTTGATTACCTGACAGGAAAGGTCGTCGAAATTGAAGGCGACATGGTGTCGAAGTCTGCAGCCACTGACCAGGTTATTCAGTCTGCAGGCGGATCATTCATTATCGGCAATGCGGTAACTCCAACCACGGATAAATTGCAGGTTATCGGCGATATCACCGCCTCATCATCGTACAAGGTCAACGGCGTTAAGGTGGTAGGCAGTCGTGTTACCGGATTCACTGCGGCAACCGGTTCAGCGCTGAAAGGTGCGTTTAATGCCAGCCAGGCATACACGGTAAGCGCCACATACACGCAATCAGAAGTACAGGCGATGGCTACCGGTCTTACCGCTGCACGACAGCGCATAAAAGCCCTTGAAGATGCCATGCGTTCACACGGACTGATTGACTGATGAAAATAAAACTAATCGATAACATTGATCGCCTACGCGCCTTCCTTGATGACCGTACCAATACCGGGAACATTGTCGACGAAGGCGATCATTACCAAATAAAGCCGGATGCTGTTTATCTCGGAATCTATGAGGGTTTAATTCTCACCGGTGTTCATGAAGTACGTAATTTCTGGCATTCGGTTGTTGAGTGTCATGCTATTTATGATGCCGGATTCCGTGGGCAGTACGCTCTTGAGGGGCACAAGCTTTTCTGTGAGTGGCTGCTTAAAAACAGCTCCTTTACAAACTCGGTAACAATGGTTCCGGACACGACGAAATACGGTCGCGTCATTATCCGAATGCTCGGGGCTACCAGAATCGGACATCTGGATGATGCTTATATCAGTAATGGCTCGCCTGTAGGTGTCACGCTGTATCAGCTAAAGAGATCTCAATATGAGGAGTTATTAAAATGCTGATTATTTCAGAGAAATTCAGAAACTCACTGCAACCAATGCATGGTTACATGAAAGGCGGTGGTGATGGCGGCGCGGGTGCTCAGGCTGATGCTACCCGCGAAGCTACTGCGCTACAGCGTGAAATGTGGCAGACGAACATGCAGAACCTTGCTCCGTTCACTCCAATGGCAGCGCAGTACATTAAACAGCTTCAGGGGCTTTCAACGCTTGAGGGGCAGGGGCAGGCATTACAGGGTTATTACGGTTCACAGCAATATAAAGACATGGCTGATCAGGCGCGGTATCAGGCTCTTAATGCGGCAGAGGCAACCGGTGGTCTTGGCTCAACAGCCACAGGGAACCAGCTCGCGGCAATAGCCCCTACACTCGGTCAGGGATGGTTGTCCGGCCAGATGAACAACTATCAGAATCTGGCGAACATCGGCCTCGGGGCGTTACAGGGGCAGGCAAGCGCCGGACAGAATTACGCCAATAACATGGGGCAGTTACTACAACAGAACGCAGCAGCACAAGCAGCAAACGCGAACAGACCGTCAAAATTCGGCGGGATGATGACCGGTGCAATGGGGGGGGCGGCGGCTGGTACGGCGATCATGCCGGGATGGGGTACCGCAATAGGCGCAGGAATTGGCGCACTGGGGTCATTATTCTAATTTGGAGGGCGCATGGCAACCTGGAATCAAGGCGTAAACTCAGGCGGACTGCTGGCTGGTATTGGTCAGTCCAATATTAATGCTCCGCAGGCCAGCGACGTTAATGCAACGTTAAGTATGATTCGTGAGAATAATGAGCGACAGAGGAGCGGGGCTAACAATGTAGGGTTACAGGCATTGCAGGGTTTACAGGGAATAAATGAACTCTATAAGGCAGATCAGAAGGCACAGCGACAGCAGGAGTTTTTCCAGAAATATGGAACAGCCCGCGCTGCCGGTGATACTGCATCCATGCGTCAACTGTTCGCAGAATTTCCAGAAATGAATGAGCAGATCGGGAAAGGCATGGAAGGCATCTCAGCCGACACCCGCGAATCACTCGGTAATGTGGCCGCAAACTTTCGCATGGCGGTCAACGCCGGAACGGGTGATCAGTTCGTTGCCAAAAACGCGGCTGAACTGATGCGTCTCGGTATTGACCCGAAAGAAGCTCAGCGCCTGGCTAAAGCTGATCCGAAAGGTGCTGTTGAGTTGGCTGACACTATCGGCATGAGTGCGCTCACTCCTGAAAAATACTTTGATGTTATTGGTGCCAATGAAGGCCGTCAGATTGACCGTGAGAAGCTGGCTGAAACAGTGCGCAGCAATCAGGCCGGTGAGGCGTTAACTGCCCGTCGTGATGAGCAGTCTAATGCGCGTGGTTGGGCTGGTATTAGCATTCAAAAGCAAAATGCAGATATCGCCAGAGAACGCCTTAACCTCGACAGAGAACTTAAAGGCCTTGAATATAAAGAAAAGGCTTTAGATCGTCAGGTATCAAGAGAAACCAATGAGTTAAAAAGGGCGGAACTTGAACAAAAGCTTGATGGTATTCGAACCCAAAAAGAAGCAGCCAAGGCAGAGCGGTATGACACTGTTGCAAGTCAGGTGGATTCGGCAGACAGGGCAATAAAAACTGCACAGAGCATCATTAATTCACCTGGTTTTACAGGGTATTTTGGTGTGAACGTAAACCCGTTTGGTAGCCGGTTCTTACCTGGTACTGATGCATCCGACACTTCGGCCATGGTTGATACTCTGAAATCTCAGGGCTTTATGTCTGGTATTCAGCAGATGCGAGGCATGGGCGCACTTTCTGATGCCGAGGGTCGAAAGGTTATGGATGCAATTGGTAGCCTTGATTCAGGTATGTCAGAGAAGCAGGCAAAGAAATCAATTGAGGGAATTATCGAAACTTTCGAGCAGGGGAAAAAACGGTTGGAAAGCAGATATCCTGATGAATTCAGTAAATACTCAGGCGAACTTAACCAGAGTAAATACGGCTTGCCGATAGGCCACCAGGAAGGCGGGTATACGTATAAAGGCGGAGACCCTTCAGATAAAAATAACTGGAGCAAATAATTATGGCCGCACCATGGGAGAACTACCAAAATCAGGCCGCATCACAGCAATCTGAAAATGATGCCCCATGGCTTAAATACAAGCCAGCGAGTCAGCCAGAGCCTGAAAGTGATTGGGTTGATGATCTGAAATACGGGGTGAAAGAAGCAGGAAAATCGGTTGCTCAAGCTGGCGTTAACACTGCGAATATCATACCAGAAGTCGGTGATTCAATTGTTAGTGCTGCGGCATGGGCTGGTGAGAAAATCGGTCTTGGTGATGGTACGTATACACCGGCAATGCGGTTTTCACTTCCTGAAGATATGAGGCCAGAGACAACAGGAGGGAAGATCGCCTCTGAGGTAATCCCGTATCTTGTCCCTGCTATGGGGCCAGAAAAAGCAGCCGCTGCTTTAGGTACTGCTGCCGATGCTGGTCGTCTTGAGCGGGGGGCTTCCAAGGTTGCCGATCTTGCTCAGGAAAACATCATTGGCGCACTTGCTCAGAACAGCCAGCGCAATGATTCTGGTTCGCTTGCTGCTGACCTGGGTTTGGGGATGACCGCATCCGGCGCGGCTCGACTGGTTACTCCGCTTATCGGTAAGGCATACAACGCAGTATCTCAGAAGGTAGGCGACATTCTAGGCAGAACCCCTCCTCCGCCTGGTGGTGGAGGTGCTGGTGATGTTGAGACCGTTCTCAGGCAGGCTGCGGCAGACAAAAATCCGGATCTGGCCAGTACGCTCACCGGTCTCGATGTAAAACCAAACGCTGAGGTTGCTGCGTCAGCTGAGAGGCTGGGCATGACTGACGACCTATTGCCTTCGCATCTTTCAGGTAATCAGCAATACCAAGCGGTAGAGCAGGCAATTAAATCTCGCCCCGGTTCTGCGCTTAAAGCACAGGAAGACCAGGCAATAATGAAGTTGTCAGAGAATGCCGGAAGACTGATTGATGATGTTGCCAGCGTTCCAGATGCATTATCTCTTAACCAAAAAGTGATTGGGCAGTTTGATGGCAGAATGTCAGCTCTGGAAGGTAAAAGCGATCAGCTTTACAGACGTGTTGATAATGCATTGCCAGCTAACGCAAGAGTATCTGCAAACAACACAGCGGAAGCACTGGAGAGGAAAGCGGATGAATTAGGCGGATGGGAAAACCTAGACACGATTGAGAAGAATGTGTTTAAGGCAGTAAACCCCGGCCAGGATGGCATTCTGACGTATGCCAATCTCAATAAGCAGCGCCGGTTGGTGGGTCAGGCTCTTTATAAAAACCGTGGGCCATATAAAGACGCAGACGAGGGAGCGCTCAAATATCTGTACCGGCAGCTATCTGAAGATCAACGTGCAGCACTCGGTGAGGTCGGAGTAAGGCGTGACTTTGAGGTTGCACAGAGACTGGTTCAAATGCGTAAAAACATGGAAGACCAGATGGTGGCTCTGCGCGGTAAAAACCTTACAGGCGATGTCGCAAATAAAGGTTCTCTTGCTGTTGCTTCGCTGGCTAAAGGTAACTCAAAACAATTCATTGATCTGATGAATAGCCTCCCCACCAGACAAATGAGGCAGGAGGTTGCCGGTGTGGCTATACGGGATATGTTATCAGCCGGAAAGCGTGGTGCCGATTTTAATCCGGCTGGCTTTGCTGACTGGTACCAGAACCTGAGAGCATCAGGGAACCTTCGGGTGCTGGCTAACCATATGCCGAAGGAGTTCATGTCAGGGCTTCACGATACGTATGTGGTGGCAAACGCTATTCGCAGGGCAAAGTCATTCGAAATAACTACCGGAAGACTGAACGACTTCACTAAACGTTTTGATGCGGTTACTGCTCAATATGAGTTCGCAGCTAAGCATGCTGAAAAGCTTGGTTCTGTGGTTGGCGCAAATGCCGGGCCACTTGGTGCGCTTGCAGGAGGTTCACTTGGTGCCAGAGTGGCAGCTAAAGCCAGGAAGCTCGGCGGGGCTGAATCAAGTGCCGCAGCTGAAAAACTTATAGCATCGACTGAGTTTCAGCAGGCTGCAAAAGGGTTGTCTACACCAGTACCACGCGGGCGGTCACGCATCGGACAGATGTTTGATGAGGCAAAATTAAGAACGTCTCAGGCATGGCGTGAGTTTTATGATGTGCTACCAGTAAAGGACAAGCGTATTATCGCCAGAATGGGGTTTTTGTGGTGGTTGATGCAGGAAGATCAGGAAGAAGGGCAATAGCCCTTCTTTTTAATATGAGCTATTGCATTGCACGTTATTTCCCATACGGTAGCAATTTGTTGAAACATCACCATGCTGCTGAACTGGTGGCGTGTAAACTGGCTGTTGTGCAGCCTTATTGCTGATTGTCTGCATTGTTTGAATGGCTTGATAATTCAGGAGCGATTGCTGGAATATTTGATTTCTTGCCAATTGCTCTGCGCTTTCTCTGTTCTGGATTTCGACATATAGCTTTTGCAGTTCAAATCTAGCCTGAACATCAGATATTTTTCCTTCATCGACAGCCTGACCGAGCATTTTTGCCGCAAGAGCATACATTTTGGGCGCTGGAGATGATGTCATTCTATCGTCATTCTGCAGACTGGTTTCAAGGCATTGAGCCATATCGCTAAGCTTGCTGTATTGCTTTTCACATTCAGCTTGATAATCACTTACTTTTGCCACACAGCCAGCCAGCAGAAAAGGAACAAAGAACAGTAACTTCTTCACACCACCACCTCACAATTGTTTATTTTTTATCATTATATAGCGTAATTACCCCGCAAAACACAACTCACGCCAGAAAACTGGTGCGACCTATCACGCTTGGAGAAAGCAATGTCAGAACAAATCATTCCTAATGTTGTAGTGAGCATGCCTTCGCAGTTGTTCACGCTTGCACGCAAATTCCAGGCGGCGAGTAACGGGAAAATCTTCATCGGAGAAATTGATACTGATCCGACTATCCCGGAAAACCAAATTCAGGTGTATCTGGAAAACGAGGACGGAACCACTGTGCCGGTGTCACAACCGCTGATCATCAACCAGGCCGGATATCCGGTATATAACGGACAGATTGCCAAGTTCGTTACTGTGCAAGGCCACTCTATGGCTGTGTATGATTCATACGGTGCGCAGCAGTTCTATTATCCGAATGTGCTGAAGTACGACCCTGATCAGTTGCGGCAGGAATTAGGTGCGCAGGGCGGCGACAAACTCGTAGGTTCATCGTTTGGTAATACTGTGTACGCTGATTACAGTCGCCTCACTATTGCGCGAAAAGCGTCATTTGCTGAC